AAGAATATGTAACATTACCTTATTCAATATTGTCTTATCAAAAAATAATAGCTACAGGGGAAGATCTTAATGGAATATTAGCAGATTCAAAATTTGCTTTAAATATATTTTCAAGAGAAAGATCAGATATAACGGTAATAAAAGGAATAAAACTTGCGTTATCAAATAAAGAACCAAATAATTCATGTGTTCTTTATCAAGAAAACACAGTTCAAACATTTTATTTAGATACTGAAGGATTGGAATTTGCTACAATATTATCCGAAACAGAAGATATGAAAACTTTAATAGGAGAGGAATGTTATGTTAGTGATGGAAAAATTATTAGATATTGGAATACAAAAGGGTTTGACGAAAAATTTATACAATACTGTAAAAAATAAATAAAATAAATATGATAACTTACAAATGGACTTTCTCTGCATTTGATTGCAGAATTGACGAAAAATTAGACAAAGTAGTAACAAATGTTCACTGGAGATATGAAGGAGCAGATGATAATGGTGTGACAGCGGAAACTTATGGAGCACAAGCTGTAGGTGAGCCAACACCAGAGGCTTTTACTCCTTACCCAGAATTATCAGAAGAACAAGTTATTGGATGGATGGAAAGTGTTATGGACATTGAAGAAATGAAAACTAACATTGCGAACCAAATTGACTTAATAGCAAATCCTGTTACGGTAACATTACCACCTCCTTTTAGTAAAGAGTAAAACCACGTAAATAATAAATTATAAATAATTAGGTATGAGCAGAAAAGAGAAAATAGATTTATTCCTCAACAAATGGGTGAGTAGAAAGTTAAGCGTGCTATTCGTTGGATCGGTAGCTTTATTTACAAACAATCTTGAATCTGCTGACTGGACTATACTGGCAACAATGTATGTTGGTATAGAAGGAGCCACAAATATTGTTGAACGATTAATGAGAGCAAAGAATGTCAACTAACGATTTAAAAATTTACGGGTTCAACAGCTTAGCAATGGCCATGAGTTTTACTAATATAGAGAATACCTTGAAGGTTATTCTTCTGCTAGCATCGATAGTGTATACTATCTTAAAAACAATCGAATTAGTAAAAAGAAAATTAAATGACAACAAAGGAGAGGATAGCTAAATACGGTAAACCAAACCAAACAGGTGATGGTTATCTAGTTACAATACAATTACCATACCCTATGCGTCTTGCGTGGGATATTGACACAGTTGTACACAAAATGAGATGCCATAAGCTTGTTGCTGATAAATTCTTAAACGTATTCAATGAACTTATGCGAGTTTATGGATATAACAAAATAAAAGAATTAGGTATCGATCTATTTGGGGGTTGCTTTAACTTTAGAAAAATGAGGGCTGCCAATGATTGGAGCACACATTCTTGGGCAATAGCAATTGACTTAGATCCATCTAGAAACGGTATGAATACAAAAATAACCAAAGCTCAATTCTCAAAACCTGAATATAAGCAGATGATAGAAATATTCAAGAAACACGGATTTGAGTGGGGAGGCGATCTATGGGAAAAAGACTGTATGCACTTTCAAATAAAAGGATAATGAAAAAAATATACTTAATTTTAATAATACTATCAATAATTTTGCAATCTTGCGGCGCTCGTAAGGTTGATAAAACAATTATTGAAAATGAAACGAAGGTTGAACAAGTTGTTGAGCAAAAAGATTCAATAACGAAAGAAGTCTTTGAAGAATTAAAATACGACGTAGAAAGCTGCGAGTACGAGCTTGAGCCAATAGACACAACAAAAGAAATTGTGTTTAATGGTGTAAAAATAAAAAACGCTCGCGTAAAGATTAAAAAGACAAAAGATAACAGCTTATATTCTAAAAAAGAAATAGCGTCTAAAACGAGCTTAAAACAATCAAAAACAGCGGTATCTGATAAGAATAAAGTGTTTGTTAAAAATACTGAGAAAAAAAGCTCTGAATTCTATTGGTGGATCATACTAGTATTACTTATTTTAGTATTGATAGCCTACAGAAAACAGATAAGACTTATTTTTACAGGCATATAGGTAATAATATAAATATTAACAATTAAATATAATTAAAAATGAAAAAAGTTAACACAATTACAGAGCAAGAATTAGCTGAAATCAAAGAATTAATTTCTGCAACTCAAAAAGTAGAAAACGAAGTATTAGAATTTGAGTTTAGAAAACACCACGCTATGCACTTGCATGCTGATTTAAGTATGAAGCTTGACGCGGCTAAAAAAGCAATTGAAACTAATTACGGTAAAATTAATGTGAACTTAGAAACTGGCGAGTATACCGAGATCATTGAAGATGCTGAAGTAGTAGAATAATAAAATTTAAAGACTATGTATATAATTAGAAAGATAAGCATAGGTCTTGACTATAAAAATGAAGCAATGCACTACCTGGTTGGACAAGAAGTATATAATGGTTTCAAAATTGTTAACATTATAGAAGAGGCCGACAGGTATTGCATTTATATTCAAAAAGAAGACGAGTTAATTCCTTGGAAGGATTTTAATAAGAATATGGCGGTCGCAATTGAATATAATTTGGAATACTAATGAGAAGTGCATTTAGCTATATAGTACGGCCTAAAGAAGATAGAACAACATCTGTAAAAAAAACAGGTGACACAGAATTAATACTTAATACTGATTTGCAAAATCACGCATTCGTTAGCCGTCAAGGTATAGTCTTATCTACACCTTTATTTGGCAACTCAGAACTTAAGAAAGATGATGAAGTTATTTTACATCACAATGTATTTAGAAGATTCTACGACGTGCGGGGCAACGAGAAATGGAGCAAAAGTTATTTTGAAAACGACTTATGGTTCGCACAAGAAGACCAGATATATGCTTACAAAAGAAAAAATAAGTGGAGAGCTACTGAAGGATTTTGTTTTGTAAAACCCGTTAAAGAAGATGATCAATTTAGTTTAAACAAAGAAAAGCCATTAACCGGTGTTTTAGTTTATATAGATAAGTCATTAAAAGAGCAAGGCATAAAGGCTGGCGCTCTAATCGGTTTTAAGCCTGGATCTGAATATGAGTTTGTAATAGATGGTAAAAGACTTTATCGAATACCAACTAAATTTATTACAATCGAATATGAACATAGAGGAAACAAAGAAGAGTATAATACAAGCTGGGAGAAAAGCAGTTGAGGAACTCATAAAAGTTGCTGAAGAAAAAATTGTAGATAGCGGAGATGATATTTCTGCTGACAGATTAAAGAACGCGGCAGCTACAAAAAAATTAGCAATATTTGATGCTTTTGAAATACTCGAAAGAATAGAATCAGAAAATTCAAGATTGTCCGGTGAACAAATGAAAGTTGAAGAAGAAACTTCATTTAAAGGTTTTGCTGAAAAAAGATCTAGATAATGTATACGCAAACGTTATTAAAAGTTGTTGAGCCAATAAAGCTAACAACTATATCTAGGTTAAATAAATCTAAGAGCTGGAAATACGGGTATGATAAAGACCATGATGTTGTTGTTATTAGCAAGAACGGCCAGATTGGTGAAATATACGAAATAAAGAATTTAAGAATTGCATTACCAAAAGCTCCATCTAATTTACCAAAAGGTAATGATAAATGGGTTGCTGCGGAGTATCCAAAAGAACTTAAAACCATAAGTAGTATATTTGAATGGAGAGAATATCCGGATCACTTTAAGAACAAGTGGGAATCGTATATTGATGAAGAGTTTTCTAGAAGAGAGGATGGTCATTGGTTTATGAATAAAGGAGTTCCAACATACATAACTGGATCACATTATATGTATCTACAATGGTCAAAGATTGACGTAGGTAAACCTGATTTCCGTGAAGCTAACAGATTGTTCTTTATATTTTGGGAGGCTGTAAAAGCTGATAATAGATGCTACGGTATGTGCTATTTAAAAAATAGACGTTCCGGTTTCTCATTTATGGCATCAGCAGAAACAGTTAATCAAGCTACAATAACCAGTGACGCCAGATTTGGTATATTATCAAAGACCGGTAATGACGCAAAAGTAATGTTTACCGATAAAGTTGTGCCAATATCTGCTAACTATCCTTTCTTTTTTAAACCAATACAAGATGGTATGGATAGACCTAAAACAGAATTAGCCTATCGTGTACCAGCTTCTAAATTGACAAGGAAATCTATTCAATCTAAAACACAAGCAGAGAGGCTTACTGGGTTAGATACTACCGTAGATTGGAAAAACACAGGTGATAACAGCTATGACGGGGAGAAGCTAAGACTATTAGTTCATGACGAGTCCGCAAAGTGGTTAAAGCCTGATAACATATTAAATAATTATCGCGTTACTAAAACGTGTTTACGGTTAGGATCAAGGATTATTGGTAAGTGTATGATGGGATCAACATCAAACTCTTTAGATAAAGGAGGTGAAAACTATAAATCATTATACTACGATTCTGACGTAACAAAAAGAAATAAAAATGGTCAAACAAAATCTGGTTTGTATTCATTGTTTATACCAATGGAATGGAACTATGAAGGTTTTATTGATCAATATGGTCATCCAGTATTTTTAACACCTGATAAACCAGCATTAGATCCTAGTGGAGAAGAGATTACGCAAGGAGTAATTGAACATTGGGAGAATGAGGTTGACGGTTTACGCGGAGATCAAGATGCTTTAAATGAATATTACAGACAGTTCCCGAGAACAGAAGATCACGCATTTCGTGATGAGACAAAAGAGTCTTTATTCAACTTAGCTAAAATATACGAACAAATAGATTATAACCAAGATTTAAGAAATACCAATGTAGTTACTACTGGGAGTTTTCAGTGGGAGCACGGAATACCAGATACAAAAGTTATTTTTGTACCAAACCCAAACGGTAGGTTTAAAGTATCGTGGGTTCCACCATATCATTTGCAGAACAACGTTATTAATAAAAACGGTGTTAAATATCCAGGTAATGAGCATATAGGCGCTTTTGGATGTGATAGTTATGATATATCTGGAACTGTATTCGGCAGTGGATCTAAAGGG